GTGGTGCTCTGCAAGTTGGTGCGTCAGTTGATACAACTCCTGAACTCGCACAAGTTTATGCCGATCTTAAGACACTTGGCATTTTTGCTGAAGTAACGGTCTAAACAATAAGGAATAAATAGAATGATTATCCGTTCATTTGCAAACGGCTTTGAAGTGGCCGATTGGACACAAGAAATCGTCACCATCCCTAATAGTTGGGGAACTATCGGTCAACTGGGTCTTTTTGACGTTGAACCCGTCGCCGAGCACACTGTGTACTTTGAAGAAATTAACCACAACGGTGGTATGATTCTTGACCGTGTACGTGGCGAACGTGCTCAAGTAAGCAAGGACAGTGACCGCAAGATTCACACTTTCGCTATTCCTCATTTCCCTATTAGCGATGCTATTAGTCCTCAAGACCTTCAAGGTAAGCGTGCTTACGGCAATCCTAATGCTGTCGAGACAATGGCTGCTGTTCGCACTCGTAAAATGGAAGCCCTTCGTCGGCGTCACGCCATGCTACTTGAAGTAGCTCGTGCGCAGTTGATTACCGCTGGCACTGTATACGCTCCTAACGGCACTGTGTCACAAAACTGGTACACCGAGTTTGGTATCACCCGTAAGGTTGTAGACTTTGTTCTAGGTACTGGTACTACTGAAGTCATTGCTAAGATTGAAGAAGGCATTGCTCACATTCAAGATAATGCCCTTGGCGAATCTGTTAGTGGTACTCTGACCCTGTGTTCGCCTGAGTGGTTTGCAAAGTTGATTGCACATGCTTCAGTCAAGACTGCATACCAGTATTACAGCAGCACACAAGAACCTCTCCGTAACCGTCTTGCTAGTGGTTTTGGTGTTCAACGTCGTTTCGAGTATGGTGGTACAACCTTCATCGAAATGCGGGACACAGACTATGCTGGTAACCGCATGATCCCCGCTGGTGATGCTTATATGGTGCCTACTGGTACTACAGGCGTTTTCAAGACTCACTTCTCTCCTGCTAACCGTTTTGACCTTGTCAACACTCTTGGTGAAGAAGTGTATATGTTTGAGACTGCTGACATCAAGGGTACGCAGATTGACATTGACACTGAATCAAACTTTGTCAATGCTCTTTACCGTCCTGCCCTAGTTGTTCGCTTCCACTCAAGCAACTAAAACAATAGCCCAGTGGGCGATGTTAAAGCCCTCCCCGAAAGGCGGGGGCTTTTTCTATTTCTAAGATTGGATTCTATATGCCTGTTCCAGACCCGTCAACACCTATTGGCAAAGTACGTTACCGAATTGGGGATATCGGCCAGATTCCTATCCTAGATGACGCAGTTATTCAGGGTGCTCTGGATGATGCCAACGGCAATATTCCAAGGGCCAGTTCACAGAGTGCTCAGTATATTCTTGCCACTCTTTCATTCAAGACGCATAGGAAGTTGCAAGGACTTGAGACCTGGGGGGATCAACAATTTGCAAACTATCTTAAATTTTTGAATGCCACAATTCTTAACCCGAATCTAATGTCAGTTGCTCCAATCCCTTACGACAACACAGGCGAAGAAAATCCTCTAATGAAATTCGTAGAAGATTGGAACAAGGCTTACAGTTGTGGTTGTATAGGGTTTGTGACATGAACGAGGACTTCCATCAAGTTGTTTTGGAATTCATGGAAGAATATCCGATGACTGTGGAGTATGTTCAACAGTCAGACTCTTCCTACGATCCCAGTACAGGTGACGTCAACTTCACTGCCACGGTGCTAGAGTTACGTGGCATTGTACTTGATCTAACACTTCAAAGCAATGGCCTCGGGCTACGACCAGGAACATTGATTGAGGCGGGAGATAGACAATTGTTTGTTTACCCTCCCAACAAAAATGACCCAGACGCTGACCCATTAGTTGTTGATATTGCCAACGATAGAGTACGAATTGAAGGGATCGAATATAAGATCGTGACTTTCAAGGAATACAACCCGACAGGCAACGATACGATTGTTTTTGACTTCTACATTCGCAGATAACATTGACAAAATGAGGAGTTGAATGTATAATGGCAACTAAGAATATCAGTTTCAGCCAATCATTGAATGCAAATATTCACAAGACAATGCTCAAGGTAAACGAAGAAGTTTACAAGATAGCCAGAGAATTGTTTTTGAAGATTGTGTCTCTAACTCCATCTCCTTCTTTCCCCGGACCATATGCAAAAGGTGTTTTAGCCAACAACTGGTTTCCGGTAAACGGTTCTGCGTTCTCTCTTGAAAAGACAGACGAAAAGAGCAGAGTTGGCGCTGGATCAATTAGACGTATCAGTATGCTTAGAGGTTTCAACTTCATGAAGAAGGATGGAACTGTCACTTTAAGCAATAACATTGAGTATGCATATCTTGCCGAGGTAAAGGGCTGGGAAAAACCTAAGTGGTCAGGAAACATTGGCCCCTACAGAATGGTAGCCCTGTCGCTACAAGCAATTGCAGCGAGGTATAAATGAGCAATTTAGTAGTGGCTTCGTACTTTGAAACGAGGCTCAATACTTGGGCAGCCGCCCAATCTCCTGTGATTCCAGTGGCCTGGGAAGGCCAAGGATTTGCAAAACCTGCAAGTGACCTATGGCTTGAGCCTTTTCTAATCCCTAACGAAACAATGAACTATGAGGTCTCAGGAGTGAGAAAAACTCATCTAGGGCTGTTTCATGTTAACTGTTGGGGAAAGACAGGCGAAGGAATGGGTAAAGTCAGGCGGCTTGCTCAGTCAGTTGTAGACCTATTTCCGTTAGTGCCCAAGGTTGGGCTAGTTTCAATTGAATCAACACCTACTGCATCACGTCCTATCGAGAGCGATCCTAGCGGATGGGTAGGTATTCCAGTTCTTATCAAATATCGCTATGAAGCGACATAAGGAAATTTAAATGGCAACTATTGCCCAGACAGTTGTGTCCACAGCGACATCGGCTGCAAACGTTACACGCACTTCAATGACTTCTTCAGATACCCTGACATTTGTCAAAGGTGGCAAGCAGAAGTTAATTCTCTTCAACACGACAGCATCGCCCGTAGTAATCACTATTGATGGCTCTGCTGGCACTACAGTAAGCCTCCCTGCTAATCTCGGCCTCGCCGGCTCTGTTAGCGTTTCAGCAGGCGCTACTGTCACTGTCCCTGCAAGCGGGACAACAATCGTTAATCTTGATGACTATGCAGCATACCTCCAAGGTACTGTAGCCATCACTGGTGGCACTGGTGTGACAGCACATCTGATTGCCTAATCTTTTAAGGAAATAAAATGGCTGTTCAAACCTCGGCAGGTAGTACCCTGTCAATCTCTTCTGCTCTCCCTGCCACATATGACGAAGCAGGTTTCGAGGCTCTAACCTACACTGAAGTTGGTGAAATCACTGACCTTGGTGAGTTTGGCAAGGAATTCAATCTTGTGACTCACGTTGCTCTTGGTAACCGCAAGACTCGTAAGTTCAAGGGCTCGTATAACAATGGTAGCCTCCCATTGCAACTTGGTCGCGATACTTCCGACGCAGGACAAGCTGCGATGAATCTAGCACAACATAGTGACAATGACTACTCATTCCGTGTAGTTCTGCAAGACGGCGCTTCATCTTATTTTGTCGGCAAGGTAATGAGTTTCCGTACAGTTGTCGGCTCTGTTGACCAGGTTACAGGAGCGACCAGCACTATCGAAATTTCGGACGACGTAGTAGAAGTTGCTGCTTAACACGTGAATAATAGCCTGCCAATTTGGCAGGCTATTTCTTTCTGTAGAGATACAAAGATATCTCACTGAATAACATAAAAACAATATTTACATACTAAACACAAAGGAACAAACATGCTTAATCTAGATACCCTGGCCCTAGCCTATGACCATGAACTCCATCTTCGTCATCCTGTGACCGAAGAACTTCTTTACGATGGTGATGACAAGAATGAAGCGAGCAAGGTCAGCATTCACATTCTCGGTTCCAGTTCAAAGGAATACCGTGATGCTATTAGTGCTCTACAGACCCGTCAACTAAAGCGTGGTAAGAAGCAAGCTAGCCCTGAACTGCTTCGTGAAGAAGCCACGAAGATTCTGGTTGCTTGTAGCGTCAGCACCAAGAATCTTGCCTACAAGGGCGAACCTGTTCAGCGTGCTTCTCAGTTCGAAGAAATGTATTCTGACCCACGCTTCTCGTGGCTGCGTGAACAAGTGGATGCAGCCCTAGGAGATGTTGCTAATTTTTTGACCCAGTAAGGGACAGACTAAAGATATACGTCAGGAAATTGGCATGGCTTCATGCCATTCCTGAAGGTAAAAAACTATCGCGATTGAAGTCAATTTCAAATGCCTATGAGGAAGATGAAAGACTCTTGTTTCCTGACCTAGAAGAAGCGGCCTACTTGATAAGCATGTTGCATGAAGTAGGAATCACTTCCTCTAACGGAATGAGTGTGTTGCCTGTTAGTTGGCAAGAAATTGATGCTTGGGCGAGAGTAACACAATCCTCATCAACTCTTTGGGAAAGGATGTTGATGAAAGAACTTAGTGAAGCCTATGTAGCAGAGTTACATCAGGCTACAGCAATAGATAGGCCCGATCCTTACGTGCCTGAAATGCCAAAGGAAGTTGATAGAGAGGCTGTAGTCAGTAAACTACATAACTTCTTCCGTTCAATGAAAAAGAAATCTCCAGAAGAGGAATAAATGGACGTATCCACATTACAGGTACGGGTTGTCAGCGATGGTATTGCTGAGACAAGTAGAAAACTCAGTGGCCTAGGAACAACCGCTGCTAATACCGAAAAGAAAGTAGACAGCCTTACTCAGAGAATTCAACAACTCATTGGGGCTAACTCTAAACTAAGTTCATCGTCACAATCTGCTTCAGCCGCTGCCCAATCACAGGCAGCGGCTTTTGTCAATCTGCAAACCATTACTGCACAAATTGCATTGCAGTTGATGACGATGACTACAGCGATCACTCAATTGAATGCAGGGCTTAATACGTTGTCTGGTATTTCTGTAAGAACAGGCGATGCCTTTAGACATAAGTCAAAGTGGGGTAATGTTTTCACAAACACCCTTAAGGCAATGGCAACTGCTGCCTCTACTTACGCAGGCATTAACTTAGTCAAGAGTATTGTAGAGTCTGCTGATGCTTGGCAAAACATGAGTGCCAAGTTAGAGGTTGTTTCAAAGAGCCAGAACAACGCTGGTAGAGCAATGGAAGACATCTTTGAGGTTGCTCAAAGAGTACGCACACCTTTGGAGTCTGTAACACAGTTGTGGACTCGTATGGCTGCTCCTATGCAACGTATGGGGCGTACTGGGGAAGATACAACAAGAGTCGTTCAATCGGTTGCCACAGCCTTGCAATTATCCGGGGCAACTGCCGCTGAAGCATCTTCTGCAATGCTTCAACTGTCTCAGTCATTCAATGCCGGCAGATTAAACGGTGCTGAATTTAATTCCATTGCAGAGGCTGCTCCTCTTATTCTAGAGGCAATTGCTTCGAAGATGGGTAAGACTCGTGAAGAACTGAAGAAGTTAGGCTCTGAAGGCAAGATCACCGGTAAAGTGATGGCTGATGCCTTGATTGAAGCAGGGGACAAGTGGGACAAATTGTTTGATAAACTTCCTGTAACTGTAGGTGGATCAATTACTTTGCTCAAGAACCGCTGGTTAAAAGAAATCGGTGAGATGGGCAAAGACACTCAGTTCAATGCTGAGATTGTCAAGGGGGTTAGAACTCTGGAGAGTATGATTCCTGGGATTGCTAGGGCGCTCGGAAAGGCATTCGTAGAGATTACGAAATGGCTAGATGTTAACAGAGATAAACTAGGTCAAATCTGGGATCAAGTTACAGGGTTGTTAGGGGATTTGTGGAGAATCGGCACTGCACTTGCTTCGTGGGTTGGGAAGATCATTGGTGCCGGTGATGAAGTCAGTGTTATTGCTGCCCTAATTTATGGGATTAGAACAGGAATTGCTGCCCTGACAGACGCTACAAAGATTCTTGCTGCTGCATTCATTCGTGTAGGAGCAGACATTGCAGACTACCTGACAGCACCTCTCGCAGGGGCTGCTAAGGCCGTAAGTTGGATTGTGCAAGGACTTGAGGCTGCTGCCAGAATGCGAGGCCGGATGGCTGGTGCTGTAGGCAATAAACAAGACGAAAAGGCATATGCTGAGATTGCAGACGCTCTTGCAGGGTACTCTCAAAAAGTTGAAGGATTCTACTCCACCGTTTCTACTCTTGGAGATAAGGCAAGAGAAGTTGCCAGCGGTCTTACAGCAGAAATTGAAGCTGGTGGGGGCGCTCTTAGAGATTTAATGAATGAGCAAAAATCTTTTGAGGCTGCTCAAAGTAAGAAAAAGAATCCTTACGATTCAATGTGGGGCAGCGGCACTCCTTCTAAAGTTGTGGATGAAAAAGCCGTTAAAGCAGCAAAAAAAGCACTGGACGACTTCCTTGAATCCCAAGACAAATTAAACCAGAAACTCAAAGAGCAAAAAGAATTAGGTGACCGTCTTGAGATGTTTGGGCTAGGCTACGATAAGATTAGCGAAGGTACCAAGCAACGTATTAAGTTAGTTGAAGAGCTTACAAAGTTAGAAGCAAAGTCAGGAACAGAAGAAGAGCAACGAAGAGTTCGTTCTTTAATGTTTCAGGCAGCAGAGTTAGAGTATCTTGAACAAGAGAACGAACGCACAATTGAGAAACTTCGTCTTGACAAAGCAGAACAAGATTCTGCTACAAGCAAATTAAAGACACTTCAAGAAGAGGCTGCTCAACTTCGTTATAAGGTTGAAACCTATGGCATGGTGAAAGGGGCTGTTGAAGCCTTAGAACTTGCCACTGCTCAGGCTCAGATTGATGAGTTGTCTAGACTCGGCCCATTAACTGAGGGTCAGGCTAAACTTCTCAACATCTTGAAAGAGCAAGTCAAGGCTAGAAAAGACATTGCAGCCTCTTCACTAGAACTCGGTGGGCTAGAGGCACAAACAGCCTTAGACAAACTCTTCGACTCTAATAAAGCGATTAAGTTTGGCGAAGACTTCAAGAATGCTTTTGGTAAAGTAGGTAAAGCAATTGGTGGTGTTGCAGACGCATTCGAGAGAATGAATCAGCGTCAAGTCAAAACAATCAAGATGCGAGAAGAGTACAACAAGACTGTTGCTGCTGGCAAGGCTGATGAAAAGTCTCTTGAGAAAATCAGAGATCAGGAGTTGAAAGACTCCCTTGATGGCTACGCTGATATGGCTTCGGCTGCTAAGGGATTCTTTGATGAGAAGTCTAAAGGTTACAAAACTCTTGAAGGCATTGAAAAGACTTTCAGATTGATGGAAATGGCAATGGAGTTGAAATCTTTTGCCACCCAAATTTCTAACACATTTGCTTTAACACAAGCTAAGGTTGCAGGCAATCAAACTATCGCAGCATCTGCTGTCGCTTCTGCTGGTACGCAAATAGCTGCTGACCAAGCAACATCAGCGACAGGGGCTGTCGCAGGAACGATTAATCAGGCCAAGGGCGATCCATACACAGCATTCTTCAGAATGGCTGCTATGGCTGCAATTATGGCTTCCCTGGGCTATGCAGTTGGTGGAGGATTTAACAAGACAGGCTCTGCTCCAGTAACCAACACAGGAACAGGAACTGTCTTCGGCGATTCTTCTGCCCAGAGTGAAAGCATTGCCAAGTCAATTGATCTGTTGTCAGACATTGACGAAATGACAATGAGATACAGTGCTCAGATGGCTGCGAGTCTTCGTAACATTGAGGCAGCATTATCTGGAGTTACAAATCTCATTCTTAGAGATCAGACAGGAATTTCTTCAGGGCGAAACTTTGGAATTCAAACAGGACTCCTGAACAGAAACCAAGGTGATCCGGTTCTTAATGGACTTGGAATGAGCTTCTTGAACGACGCCTTGTTGCGCTTACCCGTTCTTGGAAGCCTATTGAGAGGGTTGCAAGGTCTCTGGGGTAAAACAGAACAAGAAATCTCCGGAGCCGGCCTAATGGCTAGTGGCTCTCTTTCTGATTTAAGACAAGGTAGAGGATTCTCCCAGTATGCTGATGTAAAAACCACAAGAGATTCCTGGTTTGGCCTTAGAGAAGATGTGTCTTACAGTACTCTTGTACAAGGATTAGACGAAGACCTTTCACGTCAGTTTGGCCTAGTATTTGAACAACTGTCAGACGCAGTTACAAACGCTGCTGTGTCTCTAGATATGTCTTCAAAGTGGGTCGAGTCTAATCTGAAAGATGTCTTTATTGATTTAGGAAAGATTGATCTAAAGGGCTTGACTGGAGAGCAAATCAAAGAGAGGTTGTCTGCTGTGTTTGGTGCAGCAGGAGATACTTTAGCTAGTGCTGCCATTCCCGGATTAGAAGCATTCCAGAAGGTAGGTGAAGGCTATTTCGAAACCCTGATGCGAGTAAGTTCAGGTGTTGAACAAGCCAACTACGAGTTGGACAGGCTCGGTGTAGCAGCAATTCGTTATACAGACATTGTTGAAAAACAAGGAGATGTTTCGGCAGAGATTGTCAGACAGTCATTATTGGCTGTAGAAGCAGGTTCTGGTATTGCTGACATTATTGAAGTGCTGACAAGCAGTGCAAGTGATATCTCTGAAGCCTATACAGAGTTGATTGCTGTCAGAAGAATCATGCAAGGTGTGGGTCTAGGCTCAGACCTGTCATTTGAAATGATTCGTGCAGCAGGTGGCCTAGACTCCCTCAGAGATGCATTAGAAGCTTATACTGAAGGTTTCTTTACAGAGGCTGAACAGAATGCAATGAAAGTTGCAGCCCTGACCGAAGAGTTTGACAGATTAGGTCTCAACCTACCTGCCACTAGAGACGAGTTTAAAGCTCTTGTGACGAGTTTAAATGGCTCAGGCAATGTAGACCTAGCCACGAGAGTTTTATTGCTTGCAGGGGCCTTTAATGACCTTGCAGAGTCTACAGAAGATGTGACAGCCGCAGCAATGGAGCAAGTGCAAGGTAATCTAGATGCCGCCAGAGACTCTCTAATCAGTACTTATGAAAGAGAGGCAGGGGCTCTAGAGAATGTTAGAGATAAATTTAAAGAACTTGGTAATTCTCTTAAAGACTTTAGAGGCTCGTTGTTAACAGGTGAGTTGTCCACTCTAACTGGCACTGAAAAGATGTCAGAACTGAGAAATCAATTTACCCAAGTAGCGTCTGCTGCTCTAGGAGGTGATGAGTCTGCAATCTCTAAGTTCCAGTCTATTGCCCAAGAGTTTCTGACCTTCTCACGTTCATTCAACGCTTCTGGTTCTCAGTACACATCAGACTTCCAAAGAGTTTTGGCAGTGACTGAGCAGCTTGAGCAAATGGCGAATGGGAGAGTCAGCGTTGCAGAACAACAGTTAGTTGAAATGAAATCTCAGGTAGAAGTGCTTGTAGACATCAATGAGAATGTTATTACGCTCTCACAAGCAATCAATACATTCTTAGAGGCTCAACAAGCCGCAATTGATGCAGGTATTCTAGTTCCTCGTCCGACAGGACAAAGTGGAGATAGCAATGCAGCCTTGATTGCTGAAATGACAGCTCTACGAGTGGAAGTAATTGCTCTTAGAGAACAACAAGCAAATGAGACATCTGCAATCATTGGGGCCAACTACGATGCTAATGCTCAAAATGCTCAGACAGTGAGTGATGCAACAATGAATGCTGCTAGTGTGAACGCTTATGTAGAAAGGACAGGTGCTGAACTTGTATGACAGATGATGAATTTAATGAATGGTTGGCATCTCCCTCTGAGGCTAGATGCCTCCTTGCGGAGGCTAACATCAAGTCAGGCGCTAGTTTGGTCACTCGCTACCTTTCTACTCAAGCCTATTTTGACGGTGCAGCAAACATCACGTATCAGGCAAGAATTGCAGGCGGGCTGAAGTTCACAGAAAACATCTCTTTATCGGGAGATGTTTCATTGTCTTACGGTGACATCGAACTCCTGAACACAGATGGAGCGTTAGATAGTTGGTTAAATGATTACTGGGTCAACCGAGAAGTTAACATCTATATTGGTGGCCCAGATTTCCTGAAAGCAGATTTCAGAAAGATTTTTTCAGGAGTTGCTTCAGGTATCGACACCAGAAACAGAGATAGGGTAAATATCAAGTTAGGCGATAAGCTTCAGCGACTTAATGTGCCAGTCTCAGAGACCCGTTTAGGCGGGTCTACAGTCAACTCGGATAAGTTGATCCCTCTGTGTTTTGGTGAATGCCACAACATTGAGCCTCTATTGACAGACCCCTCTGTATACGAATATCAGGTTCATGGGGGAGCGATTGAAGGCATTATCGAGGTAAGAGACAACGGAGTCCCTGTCAGCTTTACACCCTATCTGTCTGTTGGCAAGTTTAGACTGGTAAATGCTCCAGCAGGACAAATTACAGCGAGTATACAAGGCCACAAGCCAAGTACGTACGCAAATGACATTGTCAGTATCATCACTCAACTGGTGACAAACTACGGTAGCGTTGTTGCCAACAGGCTGACCTCGCTTGACTTAGACACTACTTCGCTTACTACTTTTCAAACAGCACACCCTCAGCCAGTGGGAATTTACCTGAAAGACAAGACGAATCTTGTAGACGCTTGCAATCAACTTACAAGGTCTGTTGGTGCGAGAGTTGTCATGGACAAAACAGGATTGCTGAAATTAGTAAAACTGACACTCCCGCAATCAACTTCTGGAACGACAATCACAAACGCAGATATGCTGCTTCACTCAGCCTCGATTGGCAGATTGAGTGAAGTGCAGGCTGCTGTGAAAATTGGATATTGCAGAAACTGGACACCACAAACATCCTTAGCGGAGGGTGTCCTTGCACAGCATGCAGATTTGTTCACACAAGAATGGCTTACAACAACAGCCACTGATTCAACAACAGTGACAAACTACAACTTATTCACTGAACCGGATTTAGAAGAAACATTGTTATTGGTAGCCTCAGACGCAACAGCGGAAGCTACAAGACGACTGAATGTTTTTAAGGTTCAAAGAAAAGTTTTCAAGTATCGCGGGTTCGCCCGTTTGATGTTTGAACAGTTGGGAAACCCTCAGAGTGTGTCATTGACAGGAAGGCTGTTTGGAATTCCATCAGGCGTTGGAACAGGTCAAATCATTTCAGTCGTAACAGACTGGGTTAACTTTAAAGTAGAATTTGAGGTGCTTATTTGAGAGTTACTCCTCGGGTAAGGGCACAGAGAGGTATAAGTTTAAATGGCAACAATCGTTAATACGCGGGACGTTCTCTTACAAGCTGCACCATCGCGTGTTGCCAATGTTCAGATGAACCCAAACTTGCAAGTATCTCCTAATCAGGTTACAGGTTTAGGTCTAATCATCGAAAACACACGGAGTGTTTCAATCAGTGCAGATTCCCTGATCTTTAATGTTCCGTCTGGAGGTAGTGCTACACCGTCGTCAATTACATTGACTGCAAGATTGCAAAATGTTAGTGGTACTCCAACGTTTACAGTACTAGCTGGCTCTGTTTCGACAGTACCGACATTCAGTGGATTGACTGCAAGCCTACCTTACGCAGACATGACTTCTGAGCAAGTTACTTTCAGAATGACTGTTATCGATGGTGCAGACACTTTCACTGATGATATTAGTATCACTAAAGTTAGAGAAGGTGAGGATAGCACAACAGGTTGGCTAACAAACGAGAGTCACACTGTTCCTGGGGACTCACTAGGGAACGTTACAAACTATGCAGGCGCTACAGGAACTTTCAAGGTTTATTATGGTGCTATTGATGTTACAACAACTGCAACGTTTTCAATTGCCCCTGGTGGTAATCCAAGCGGCCTAACAACCTCGATAAACGCTTCTACAGGCGTTTATTCCGTCACAGGTGGATATCCGACAGGGAGTGATGTCGCTACGGTCACCTATAGGGCTGTATATGGCTCTGTAACGATTGACAAGGTATTCAGTGTTACCAAAGCCAGGGCTGGTGCTGCTGGAACAAATGGTCTAACAACTGCGCTAGTCTACATTTACCAGAGAGCAGTGTCAACGCCAGCACTGCCTTCAGCAACAGTTACTTACACTTTTGCTACTGGGGCAATCACAGGTTTGAATAACGGGTGGGCGTCCACTATTCCCTCAGGGACAGCCCCATTGTACGTTTCAGCCGCTACAGCAAGTGGTAGTGGGGCTACGGACACAATTGCCTCTGGTGAATGGGCTAGTGCTGTTATTCTTGTTCAAAATGGAACTGATGGCATTGACGGTGATGATGGTATAGACGGAACTGACGGCTTAAATGCAGCAACAGTTTATTTGTTCCAACGTACAGCCTCTGCAACACCCCCATCTCTTCCATCTGCCTCCGTAACATATACCTTCGCAACAGGTGCTGCTACTGGAGTGAATAATGGTTGGACACAAACTCTTCCAACAACTGGAGGAGCATATAGGTGGATTACAACTGCAACAGCAGTGTCGTCAACTGCGACAGATACGATCCCTTCCTCTGAATGGGCTGCTGCAAGTTTGCTGGCTCAGGATGGTGCAGACGGTGTTAACGGTACTCGTACTGCTGTTCTAGAAATGTATCAATGGGCCTCATCAAGCCCTTCTCTATTTCCTGTGGGAAGCAGTACATACACTTGGGCTACTGGACAGTTTACAAACCCCTCCACAACGAATGGCTGGTCTCAAACTCCAGGGAGTCCTGTTGCTGGTCAAACTCTGTACATTGTAAGACAAGTATATGCGGACTCGGGGACAAGTGCAACAAGTTCAGTAACCTGGAGCGCATCAAGCAGTAGTCCTGCTGGCTCTGCCGGTAACAACGGGATAGACGGTGCCAACGGTCAACGAGTAGGTATCCTGGAAGTTTACCAATGGGCTGCAACAACTCCGACAACCTACCCTGCCGGTACTAGCACATACACCTGGGCTACAGGTGTTTTCACTGCACCTTCAACGCCTAACGGATGGAGTTTAACACCAGGGGCAGCTATTCCAGGATACACCTTGTGGGGTATTTCTGTTGTTGTTTCAGACAATCTAACAACTCCAACCTCAGTTGCAATTTGGAATAGTACGACACCCTATGCAGTGGGGGCAGCAGGGACAAATGGAACTAACGGTAATAATGGACAAAGAGGCTCTAGAACTTTCTATGTAGCATTGTCTGGTAGCACTGCGACTTATTCTGACGCATTGGCAACATCAACAGCCTCTGTTGACGGAGGCCCTGTCTTAAATGACTTGGTAACTCAGTACAACAGCTCTGTAGGATTCAGCCAGTCTAAGTTCTGGAATGGAACAAGTTGGTCGATTGTCAATGCTGTCGTGGATGGTAATTTACTTGTTAATGGCACTGTAGGTGCTCAGGCTATTGCAGCTAACTCTATCCGCACTGAACACTTACTTGTTAAGGGAGGTGTAGGAAGTGCACTTAATAGAGACCCGACCTGTGTTGATTCTAGTGAATGGACTTTTACAGCAGGGGGCGGGCTTGTAGTAGTGACAGACGGGCTAGCAGGCTCAGGCGCAATTCAACTTACAAACAATGAAGTTGCATATAGCACTCAGATTCCTTTATCTCCTGGAGTCTACTCGCTAAGTTTTATTGCGAGAATGATTTCAGGTTCTGGTCTAGGCTACGCTAGAATCAGAATGTACGACGCAAGCAGCAATTTAGTTGCCTATCTTGTTGCCGATGTTGATACTGGAAATTACTACGAGAATTTGACGTTTCCGAATATATGGACAAGGTATAACGGCTACATTAATGCCCCCGGTAATACAAGTTTCGGTATAATCGAACTTTTTGCTGCCTACTCTGGCGTTGGAACTGGTCAGTTCCAGGATGTAAAAGTTCAACGTCAAATTGATTACTCCTTGGTAGTAGATGGCGGGCTAAAAGCAAGAAGCATTGACACTAGAAATCTAACAATCAAAGATAGTGCAGGCAACGTAATATTTAGTTCAGGTGTTAATGTTGATGCAGCTAGAGTTAATCCGGCCTCGGGCTGGTTGAACAATAACATTTCAATCTCTAGTGGAAATATCTCTGGTATCGGAACTGGCAACGGCACTGCTGTGGCTAACAGCGGGGTGAGTATTAATGCAGACGGGACATTATCGGGAGCAGGCGGTGGGCAAGTAACTGTTGCTGGATTAGACAACACTGTGGTGCGTAGTGCCAACCCTATCACCTCAGGTAACATTACCACTTACATTGCCAATGCTGCAATTGGCACTGCTCAGGTTGACACCTTGAATGCGAGTGTCATCACGGCTGGAACGATTACAACTGACCGGCTTGTAGCCAATGCTGCCACAGCGATGACTGCCTCCGAAAATGTCCTAGCTTCAACAGCCCCGTCAAGTGGGGCAACATCAGGGTCAGTGAGTACTGGTGGTTCTGGCTTTTATACTTTCACCACGACCGGGGCAGCAGTTACTATTCATACACCAATGCGCATTTACTTCAACTGCTACTCTAGTACAGCTATTAGATACGTAAAAGTTAAATGCAGTCTTGCAATGGTCACAAGGAGTGGTACAGTTAATATTTACACTAATTATCCGCAAATGCTTGTAGCTTATGTTGAGCCAGGAGACCCGTCAAATTATTACTCTGCCTCTGGACTCATGACAGATATTTCGCATTATAGTGCAACTGCTACTCCCGGAGTTCCTATGCCTGCGGGGAACTATCGTTTAACATTTGCAGCCAGTTTTACATGGTACGATGTAAACATGAATGCAGTGACATTGAGCACAGGCTCTGAAGGTAATTTCATTGGTTTTGGCGGAGACTATTTAGTCATGGAAAACAAGGTTTAACCTAAAGGTATGTATAACAAATGGCAAATCTAAGAATCGGTTATGACGATGCTAACAGACTAGGAGGGTCTTCTTCCGTTCTCAATGTGACTGGAGTCACTACTGGCAGTGTTGTTAGCGGTACTTCTATTCTTAATACAAGGAACAATCTAAAGTCAAGTGTCTTTGCTTGGCAAGGGGCTCCAGCCTGTGTTTACAGAAGAGCCTTTGGCACTGGCGTATTGAGAACAGTGCGGATGGTTGCGTTCCCACTCTCCTCGTTCACCCCTACTGCCACAATCAAGGTAAGGGGGTTTGCAAATATTGGAGACTCTAGTGCTCTATTTGACACTGGCAATCTGATCCCTCTTATCACTACTTTTGGCAACACTCCTACACAGTCTCTAAGCCTCGGCGGAGGAAACTACGCTGTTGTGTATTTCATCGGAGGTGATTGTAGAGAAGTGGAAATCACAATGACCGATCAAGCGAGATTTGACACTGGAACAACTCGTGTCATTTCTCTTCCTTTTATCTACATCGGAGATTACTGGAGCCCACAGTACAACTGTGAGTATGGTGCAGAACTAGGGATTGTTGATCTGAGCAAGACAGAACGATCAGAAGCAGGCGATCTGTACACTGACGTTGGCCCTAGACACAGGACAATGGCTCTAGATTTCACTTTAATGCCGAAGGAGAATCGAGATGTCTTCTGGAGAATCCTGTTGCAAAACAGTGTTGTGAATCCATTGTACATTAGTCTTACACCGGACAACGATCTTGATGACGATTCTGGAGAGGCAATGTATCAGATTTATGGGAAAATGTCGAAACAGAGTTCCATGAAGTATCAGTTCATTAATCAGTTCAACTCTAGAATTGATATTGAGGAGTTATAATGTTAATCAAAATTGGAGATACCGTATCCGCAGGATTGACTGCTGTTGCTGCTGGAGGGATAATCATTAATCCTCAGGCAGTGGCTCCCAGTTTGCCCTCACATTTACAGTGGGCAGTTCTAGCTGGCATCAGTAGCCTTATTCTATTCTTAGCAGTTGTCTTTGGATCAACATGGTGGCGCTCTGTAGGTAGAGTACTGTCTGGTTGTTTGTGGGGCACAGTACTGTTAGTGGCCCTCTGGAAACAGTGCTTTCCTGTTTTACTTATTGCAGCAGTGGTGCTGTTTGTGTTTGATTTCTTTGTGGTGTGGAGGGAGCGGTCATGGCTAAAGAGCAAGTACCCCAATTGTTCAGTGGCGAAGTAGCAACATATTTGTGGGTAGCTGGAGCTACATTCTGGGGTGCAGTTGTTTCTTATTTTGATAAGGCGCAACACTTTAACTGGCGCAAGTTATTCGCTCACTTCAGCAGTTCTGCTTTTGCAGGGCTTATGACATTCCTGCTGTGTAAAGCATCTCAAATTGATGGCCCCTTAATGGGTGTGTTGTGTGGTATTGCAGCGTACATGGGAACTCCTGCAATTATCAAGTTACTGATGCGTCACAAAGCCATCAAGGCTTTCTTTGACACTGAAGAGGAGAAGAAATCAAATGCTGAAGAGAACAGAGAGATTGAAGGGCGTTGATCCCCGTCTTGTGGCCGTTGTAGAGGCAGCCTCAAAGAGTGTCCCTTTCGACATTCTGGTTGTAGAGGGGCTAAGAACCCTGGAACGTCAGAAACAACTCTATGCCCAGGGAAGAACAACTCCAGGTAAGATTGTCACTTGGACTCTGAAGAGTAAACACATTGATGGCAAGGCTGTTGATATTGTGCCTTTGAAGAAAGATGGAACAATTGATTGGAATGATGTTAAGTCTTTTGACCAACTTGCTAGCGCGATGGTTGAAGCTTCTCATCAAGTCAAAATCAAAGTTAGATCAGGAGCTGATTGGGACGGAGATGGCAAATACAGAGAAAAAGGCGAATTTGACAGCCCTCACTGGGAGACAGATTAGATGAACTACACTAAACTCCTAGCAATCCTATTTCTAGCGGGAAGTGTATTTGGCTCCTATCTCTATATTTCCAGTCTTCACTCCAGAATTGAAACCCTGGAGAAAGACAAGACATCCCTGATTTCTCAGAAAGAAGAACTAGCAGGAGATAGGAAACTACTCCTGGGCAGGCTAGATATCCAAAATCAGGCAGTCAAGGATATGTCTAAAAGGGCTCAGGAGGCTTCAGAGAAGGCCCAAGCCACCCTGGTAGCAGCCAAGGCTAGAACGAAGCCTATAGAGGCTTCTAGGGGCCTTCTTGAGGCTCTGCCTCCAGCCTACCCAGAGGATAAATGCAAGAGTGCATTAGATTTGATGAATAGGAGAGAAAATGTACAGATTGGTGTTAGTGGGAATTCTGTCTCTTATGACAGCGTGTTCATCACTCCCTGAGACTTCTACAAAACTAGAAATCAAGACAGAATATTTACCTGTCCCCATTTATTGTAGTGTGGAAATGCCTGACAAGCCTGCTAAGAAGTTCAGCCCTCCTTACGAGGATATCCACCTTGGGGTGAAACATTTGCTGATGGACAGGCTAGCGCAAGAATCGTATGAGATTCAACTTGAAGCTGCATTGAAATCCTGTAGCCAGAAATAACAAAGCCTCCTAGCATTTCTGCTAGGAGGCCATATAAAAGAACATTGTAGCCTGTTGCGGGCTTAGTATGTGAGGAGGTAGTCTTAATTGGCTACCTCCTTTTTTTATGTCTTGAGACTTTGAAGAATATGACAAATAACGTCTACCGTCCATCCGTTGCCAAGCATCTTGTATCTTTGAGAATTAGAGACACATGAAGTATAGCCGTCTGGAACTGTTTGCAATCTCTCGCACTCCCCAGGAGTTATAAAGCCTTCGTCACAAACTCGCGCCAATTTACTTGCGTAAGAGGCAGTTAAGCAGTTAGCCAGTCCATCATCTCGAATGTTGAGTTGTTTTTCTACTCTCCCGTTAACGTACTGCCCCCTGAATGCACAGCCATTGCATGAAGTTGTATCTCCGGTTATGTAAGTCGTATTCCATGACGGCTCGCCGCGAGCCGTCAGACACTTGGCTTTGTCAGGATTGAAAGCGACGTATCCATCCTTTTCTTTCACTTCTCCAAATGTCTTTAGCCAAGTCAATCTACCTGCTTTTACAAAGAACTCATTTGGAACGTCGGACTCAAGAATACCTTTTAAGACGATTCCTTTGTCTTGCGGTTGCTCACTGACTTCTAAGTCTGTCCAATACAAACGATAACGATTTTGAGCAGATACAAGGTTAGAGTTGATTGCCACTGGCTCTACTCCAAGTCTTGAAGAAATCAAGCCCTTGTATTCTTTCTTCATCTTGACGTTCTCAAGAAGAAAGTGTTTTGGCTTGATTTCATTTTTAATTCTTTCAAATTCAAAATACAATTTACTTCTAGGGTCATCAAAGGCTAATTGCTTACCAGCCATTGAGAAACCTTGACAAGGACTGCCAGCTAGCAGTAAATCAATTTGACCTACATCATATTCTCCATTCTCAGTTTTAAGAATACCATTAGAGTAGGAAATCTTTGTAACATCTCCAATATGTGTATTGTCAGGCCAGTTGTGCTTGCTTACTTTGATAGCGTACTTGTCAATCTCACTTGCGAAATAATTGGTAACTTTGATTCCTAGACGATCAAGGGCAATTCTTCCACAAGACATTCCATCAAATAAACTTAGTACATTCAATTCTTAGACTCCCTCCTTTTTTTATTTGTAGTATGCTCTTAAATACCCTGAGAAGTCGCTAGGAGCGTAGAAAACTGAAATTTGAGGGTAAACTTTAGTATCCGGCCACAATGCATCTTTAATCATAGTTCGTTCTTTATGATTCAGAAGTCTTGAAGAAGAGATAACACTTCCAAAAGGTTCCTTGATATGTTCTGTTGTAAGTGTTGCTTCTAGAACACCGAGTACAATCGTGATTTTGAACAAATTTTCTACATTCAAGATGCCCGAAAACATATCTAGAATATCTATTAAGGTTAACTCCGATACGTCTTTAGTCACTTAGACTCCCTTCCCACTTTCCAATAAATATAAGCACGCAACATATCATAATCCTGAAACCATGTAGAAATGTCATCATCCTCAATACCTGCATCTTGCAAAGCACCTAGGTATTCTGACACTTCTTTCATGGAGTCACGGAATGCAATTTGGTCTTCAGTAGAAGGATTAAGTATCTGTCTGAGGCTGCCCACGACGGATTCCTTCCTTAATACCTTCTCTCCAAATAAGGAATGAAGTTAACGCAGTGTCGTCATTCGCAAGTCCATCTGGAAGCAGGGCTTCTTCTGATCCGCCATTCTCAATCAGTTGCCCCGTCAAGATAAGGAGACTGAGGGTGGCTTGCTTACAAGATTCTTCAAATTCGTGGTATTCCTCTGGAGAGACGATAGGGTTGTCAGCCATTTTGATTTGCTTATCACTCATCGTTCTTCTCCCGCAAGGCTTCATCAAGAATCTCAAACACTTCGCCAATTTCCTTGTCAGTCTTAGTGGCTTCCTTGTATCGAGCCTTGAAGTATTTGCTGACAACACGCTTTGTGAGGTTTGTTGTCTCTGCCACTGTTTCTACTACGAGTTTGTAATCAGCCTTGGCTACAGCCTCTTGCCCCAAGTAAGTTGCTGCCTCCGAGTAATAGCCTGCCATGACTTTAGGGTCTACAGTGGCTTCGCCCTCGGAAGTTGTGAATTTTAGTTGTTCTGTCATTTAAGTTCCTCGGTTAAGATTTTTTCTAATGCACTAAATAGCGCGTCATTAATTCTTACTGCGCTTTCGCTTAGAGATGGTTTAGGTACTTCATATCTGTAGCAAGCATCAGTTAGATGTTCTTCAGTGTCATTTTTAGTTTGGTTTCCAGTCAGACCATTAAGATACAGCACCTCATCTAAGGTCTCTAAAGTAACAATAACAGGCTCAAAATCTGTCCGCTTCTGTTCAATCTTCATTTACGATCCTTTCAATATTACATAAAATGCCGAGAAAATTGCAACAGCAAGCAGCCCTGCTACGAATCCTCCCAGCACATTCATACATGCCACTCCGATGTCAGATGGGAGCATGGTTCTCATACCTCTAACAATTTCTTGTGGATGCTGCCCATTAACCAAGCAATTACATCATAATCAGGCACTCCTTGCTTTTCTAAAAAGTCAGGAACCGTAATACTTCTGCCGAACAGACTTCTTGCAGCACACAATTCTTCTTGAGACTCAAGAAGAATCGAGATGGACACTGGCTGAAACTCTACCTCTTCTTTACAAACTTCTACTTGCATTTTAATACTTCCATTCTCCAGTTAATGAATCCTTTGAATACTGAGTGACAGTGGTTTCAAAGAAGTTTCCTAGTGTATTCGATGTAATCAAGTCAATCCATTCGCAGGGGTTTTCCTTGATTCCGAATTGTCGTTTCAATCCCATCTGTCTCATGCGATAGTCACAGACATACCGAATATATTGCTTCATCTCGTCTGCTGTGGTAGGGCCTTGCCCTACAGAGTGCACAAGGTCGATGAACTCATCTTCCATTGCTACCACTTGCCTAGCACTCTCATACACTCTAGCCTTCCATGCATTTGTAACAACATGAGGATGTTCTTCCAGAAAGATACGAAGCAATTCTACAAGTCCAGTCACATGCCAGGACTCATCAGGCATGCTCCACTGGTTGACGCTCACCATACCTGGAAGTTTACCATCCTTTGCGAAGGAAAGCAACATGGCGAAGGAAGCAAACAGGTTCACCCCCTCCATCAGAATCTGCTTGGCAAGGTATTCAGCAAGACCTGCATCAGAGTCTAAGTCATGTTGTTCAAGCATATACTCGTGCTTATCCTTCATTGACTTGTAATTGAGGAATTCAGACATGAATTCCTCTGAGTCATACCCTAGAGTATCGTTCAAGCGTTTATAGCCAAGAATGTGTGTCACTTCTCGGTTAGCAAATGACAGAAGCATCATGCGTGCATCAGCGTTCTTGAACTTAGGAAGAAGACGTTCTACATACAAAGCACAAACATCTGTATCTGCTTGAGTGAACAATCTAAGAATCATCTTAATGAATGATTTTTCAGATTCAGAGATTGTTCCGTTCTTCCATTGCTCTACATCTTGACGCATATCAGCTTCAGCTACAATCCAATGATTACGTTCATGGCCCTCTAACGTCTCTTGGAGCTTGAGATACTTAGGTACAAAGATTTCAGTTGGTGTGAGAATACTCATACATCACCCCTCACAAGCCACACATGCACTACCATTACCACCCCAATCAACAAGAGCCTTTCTTTCAATAGTTTTCACAGTGTCTACTTTCGACTCCTTTTCTGTTCTGTAGTAATAAAGGGTTAGTACATTCTCAGACTTGAGAAACTTGAGATGAACGCTGTTGACGTACTCTCTGCTGGCGCCGTGAGGGAAGAACAGATTTAAACTCTGAGCTTGACAGATGTACTGTCCTCGTTGGTCAGCCAGTTCTACGAGCCAATGCTGATCCATCTCCATTGCTGTTTTGAATACAGCCTTTTCGTTCTCACTCAAGAAGTCTAGGTGTTGTACACTCCCATCCATCTCTAAGATTGAATTCCAAGTTGCCTTAGTATTCTGTCCATAACTGTCTAGCACTTTCTCAAGATACTTGTTCTTGATAACAAAGCTACCTGCACGAGTGTCCTTGACAAAGATATTACGATACCAGGGCTCAATGCTTGCACTACTGTTGGCAATGTCTGCACTATTTGCATTTGGCGCAATAGCCATCAATCGAGAATTTCTTAGGCCAGTGCCAAGCATATCAGGTGCTTCGCCTCTTTCAATTGCCAGTTGCTTACTTTCTTCAAGTGCTCTTGATTTAATCAGGCCATAGACCTGATGTGTCAACTGTACAGCACTATTAAAGCCTCCGCTCTCAAACGGAATCATCTTGCTTTGAAGAAGAGAATGCCAACCAAGAGTTCCTAAACCGAGTGCTCTCTCTCTTTCAGCAGAATATTTAGCCTTTGACAATGTATCTGGAGCATTGTCAATGAAGAATTGTAGCACATTGTCTAAGAATCGAATCAAGTCTTGAACAATTCTAGTATCCTTCCATTCTTCAAATCGCTCAAGGTTCAATGAAGATAAGCAACAAACGAAGGAACGCCACTCATCAGTTGGCAAGGTTATTTCTGAACAGTTGCCAGTCAAGATACCATTGAATACACCTCTGTTTCGTTTTGGTTCAGTGAAGCAGTAAGTTGGGCTAATTCGGCCCGTATGTTCTACATGCATAACCTTTCGCACTTGCCAATGCCCTTCCGGGTCTCTGTAAGGCTCTAGTTCATCGCCAGCCACTAATTGCTTTGCCCTGACTTCTATTGTGCTCCAGTCGTCATAGTCTTCAATGTAGTCTTCAACGTAAAACTTGTGTTCCTTTGTACACTCTAATGTACTCCCATTGCGGAATGTCAATTTAATGAGTTCGGCAGAATCAGAAGTTTTTCTTATTGTGACTTTAGACCATTCCACTCCGTTCCAAACATTAACTTCTTGATCTTCAATATTTTGAATCGGAAATTCACCTTTATCTGTCAAAACTAGAGTCTCAGGTGCAACACAAAGATTACTGCCCTTGACTGTCAACCCTAACTTCTTCTGCGTCTCAGGCATCTTCCGATTAGCAAGATCAATCTTGAGCATATAGGGCTCACCTGTTAGTGCCCGAGTCTCGATCATCTTTTCCCAGATGCTACGAGCCTTCACTGTTTCATACACCTTGCCAGAATGAGGGCACTTAAGATCAAAATCCTTATCTTGTAGCACTGCCTCAATAAAGTCATCTGATAGATTAACAGCAGAGTGAAATTGAGTGCGATTGTCTGAACGTCGTTTAGGGTCTCCTCCTGGCACTCTAAAGTTTATATGTTCAACAATGTCAGGATGGTCTACATCCAGATAATAGGCCAAGGCTCCTTTTCGAGTTTGCCCTTGTCTAAAGTATCCAATTGCACTATCAATTACTTTCATGTAGGGAATCGGCCCCGGGGCCTTTTCGCTAGTGCCTCTGATACTGTTGTGTGCACCGGTGCCTCCGCCACTTACAGACAACGTAGCAAGTTCTTGGAGGACTTCTGTCTGACCTACAATTGAATCTGGGATTTCAAATGCAAAACAACTAATCGGCATGCCATGACTTTTCTCTTCCTGGATAAAGGCTTGGTTGTGCCAGTAATGCTTACCAGTTTTACTTTTATCTTCAATCCACTTACCCTTCGGGGCATTTGAAAGAACAGGAGAAGCATATGCAAACCAACCTGCGTATGCATAATCATAAATTCGTTGTGCGAGACTTAAGTCACCGTAGCAAAATGCTGTAGCTGCTCTTGCGAGGGCTTGAGGAATTGTCTCTCCCTCTCGTGTGTAGTAGCCTTCTAGAAGTGTCTTAGAAAACTATTCTGGATTCTTTCTATCAATCTGGATTCCGTTATAGTTATATTTGCTCATTCATTCTCACTTAAATTTTGAACACCAATCTCATCCTCACTAGGCGCATATTCACATTCGATTGTTAATATTCTATCCATTCCACATTTAATTGTAAATTCATAAACATGCTCTGGAAGATTAAAGAACTTCATCACTTCTACTACCTTAGGGCTTCCAGGCCACACTGGATTACTCATACATTCTCCCCTCTAATCACATCTCTAATTCTCTCAAGGCTTTCAATCTCATTGCTAATCAACTGATAGTCATCTTCCATCATTTCATCAGGATACTCTTCATCTTCCTCTGTGGCATCTTCTGTGATGTCTAGGCTTCTGCCCATTAAAGAACAGAGTTCTTTTGTAAGGCTTAGATCATACCTAGCTGAAGCTGCTACACGATCTACCATTGTCGCTAACGGAGAATTAAGAAATTCCCTGTCAGTGGAAATCTCTCCTACTGCTCTAAACCCTACAGCAATGTGACCTTTCATGTCTCTGTGCTTCGAAGGAATGTACTCAATAGGGTGTCCAATATCAAAGCCCAGTTCCTTTAAACAATTCTTCACTACAGTGTCTAATGAGGGATGAAGTAATTCAATCTCGTTGTACTTAGACAGCGTTGGAATCAATTGGAGGTCGCGAAAACTCAAACTTCTCATTAGTGGTATCTCCTTCTTCTTGTTGTTCTTGCTCTGTCACCTCCCGGACAAGAGCGTTAATCATATCTAAAGCGCCTTGGGCGCATGCTCGGCTATCGCAGAGCGGCATACTTAGATTGTCTGCAAAGTATTTCGTAGCATCTGCGTTGCAGCAGTAAATCATGCACTTGACTGTCATCTACCCTCCTTACTCAAATTTTGGCATTTCTAACCGTTGTTGAAGTAACCATTGTAGCATGCCCGGCTCAGTTTTGTAAGCATATCCACGATTATATTTGTATTCTCCTAAAACTTCTCCAGCCTTTAGTAGTTCAAAACAATCAAAGAAAAATCTTGCTTCAATGCCATCTACATAGTTTTCAACTTGGTCAAATACAGCAGCAAACGTTCCTACCTTGACAAACCCAATCTGCCCATTGCTTAGAAAAGCCAAAGCAACAGGAAACGTAGGTGTAATATGAACTAAGACTTGGTACATACTCACTCCTGCCCATATTCTCTTTGCAACCAATCGAGACTGATAAACAGAGGATCGTAGCTGCCATTCTTTACGTTATGCTTGAGAACAATGCCTCTCCAATGGTGATTGCCTTGAGGCCCCTTATAATCCTCTGAATGGAGGTAACAAGCTCCTGCCACTAACCCCCACTGTTGAGTGCCATCGGCAGGAAGGAATCGTGTAGCAACGTCTAGTGTCTGTCTGTGCCCCATGCTGAAACTCGTGCCGATTGTCTTAAGCATCGTGTTTGCAGTACCACCTAGTGGCTTGCCTGTCATCACATTAGGAAAGAAATGACTATAGGCTACTCCACTGATAACAACTGGCTTTAGATAATCATAAACTTCCCACCCCATCTCTTTGTATCCTAGGCTGTCTGTACTAACGAAACCATATAATTCGGGATTGGCATCTACGTGCCGTTCAATTCTGTTTTCGTGATTGCCTAGGGTCAATACTAACCGTGGATTGTAGACTTCTTCTCCTACTTCCTTCTGATGCGCTTGCAGTGCTCTAAGAGGAGCCAGAAGAAGCCTCATGCCTTCTTTGGCAGCATCGATATCTTCCTGAAGTCGTTTGCCCTCTGCTGTTCTCTTCCCTTTGTCATACGAGCTAAGGCTTTCCATATCTGCAAAGTCCCCGGCATGAATAATGACATCAGGCCGCTTGCGAACAATGTATTTACCGATCCATGTGAGAAATGATAAATCAACTCCAGGTCTTATTTGACTATCAGGAATGAATAAGTGTGTCTCGCCTTCTTGAGCAGTTGATTTCGTTTGTTGGCTATATTTTCGAAGAAAATCACTTACTGTGCTCTTAGGCTGTTCTACTAACTCTGCAATCTTTCTCTTACTTAGACCGTATCTGTCTAAGTTAAGTGCAAGTCCATGCCAATCTTTATTCTGTTGTGTCAATGATATTCTCCTTCAAAATTCTTGTTACAGCAGTCTTCCTCTTTTCTGCGTTTGTAAGCATTGAGGCAGAGTAGCCATATTTCTGACAAAACTCTAGTAACTCCATCTTAGGTTTCTTCATGATTTCAATTACTTTCTTTTGCAAGGCTGCTTCCTCGAAAGATACTCCCATGCGCTGCGAATGGGAAATGATCTTGTGGCACGGTTTACACACCGGCTGCATTTTGGCAAAGTTCACCATGAACAGATGCTTCATGTACTCGTAAGCATCTTCTAACTTTCTGAATGTACCTCCAGTCTCTGAGATGTGGTCAATCTCAATCTCCGCCTGGACTTTATCTTGCATGCACACTGAACAAGTCATTCCCCACACTTCAGGAAACCTAGCATTTTTCTTAGGGTTGAGAATACGCTTACGATGTCTCTTGATGTACTCCAACTTGAGAGGATGCTTACTCCAACCTGAGCGGAGAACTCCGCGTACCCAGATTAAAAACTGACTCTCTGTTTTCCAGGGGCTGCCCTCTTCTTCCCATGGTTTAACGTCTGCTGCTAAGGACATTTTCTAATTGCTTCTTTGCTGCTTCAACATCATCTCCATTTTGTGCTTCTCTACGAAGCCATCCAGCATCAAGTAAAACTGTACCATCTGGACGATAAATGACTGAACACTTGTATTTCTCTGCCCATTCAGAGTCTGATAAAGAGGTCTTGATTGTACCTGCCTGGATTCTATTTGCTGTGATTCCACAGCTTGAAATATATGCTCCATCAAGCTCAACTTTAACAACTTTCCAAACACCATGTTTGATTGCATTAAGAACTGTACTATTTAGGTATGTCGTATGTACTTGACCTTCATACGCCCACATGTTTTCTTTTCTTTTAGTCAATTTGAATTGTACATACTCACAGGTGTTATACCATTGCAAAGTTAATACGGTGCCTACACCATAATCTTCCTCTTCTTGGACAACCCAATAACCGTGTCTCACATGTTCTTCAGTTAATAGCTGAGAGTAAGTGGCAATAACAGATTCTTTACCAAGGCGTTGGTTTTGATAACTTAAAACGTAGTCATCACCTTTCTTGGTTGCAGTATAAATAGTGTTATCTCCACTATCTTCTCTGTACTTAAACTTAAATTTATCTTTAAGCATATTTCACTCCCAGTCTATTAAGTAAATCTTCCACAATCAATCTGTCCCCAGGGAATCTGCGCATCACACAGCAATCGGCATACATCTGCATAATCTCCATCCAGTTCTTTGTATATTGCTGTCCATCCCATGCTGTATATGTTATAGGTTTTTCATACCAAATGCGGTACTTCCTTACAACAGCTTCCAGGGCTTCCTTGTCATTCTTAGCGTCCTTGAGAAGGTCATAAGCCCCTACCTCACCAAACCTAGCCTTAGCCAATTCGCAAGGCTTGTAGCCATCTACAGGGTCTCCAAACACCATCTGATACCACAAGAAGGCTCTGCCCTTCCCTTTGATGATCTTTTCAGTAGCAGGTTCCCCATTGGGCTTTAGTTTTCCTATTTCTCTCAACGTTAAGGTCAGCCCACCGTAGCCCTGGATCAACTCGGGTTCTGCCATGTTGACCCAATCATACACCAATCCGGGACCGTGTAGGGCATCTTTATCGAGGGTGCACTGTACAATTCTCTTCTTTTCTCTCCATCCTTGGTAGGCATACCCTGTTAGCAGGTCATCAGCTTCCACTCCATCACTTACTTCAGCCTTATGCTTGTGAATCAGATATTGCTTACAGTCTTCAAGATGAATGGGCCGTAACATATCTTGACGATTGCTTTTGTATCTCGTAGGCAGGGGAATATCTTTTCTAAAATTAGTATCACCGCTTACAACAAGATGATAGCCGTCACACTTAGCTCCGGCAGTGATATTCTCACTCATTGAGTTCAGGGAATGGAAACAATGTTCAATCTTCCCTGGAGTTTGCTTAGGCACTAAGTCCCATTCTTCTGCTTCTACTCCAGCCCACGCTTTGAAGTCAGTGGCTGTATCAAACTCTAAATACTGGGCTGTCACTTTATGTGTAGCTGCTACTGTTCGTTTTTCATTGGCTGCGGCTACGCGATAGGCAAGCATGTCCGCATCGACTACTGCAATACTAGTCATTAATCATTCTTCCTCCACAAGTAAGAAAGCCCCGCCCAACTGGGCGGGGCACATTCATTTAAACAACGTAGCTGACAGTCTTGTAATAGGGCTGCATATAGGGCACGTCATCATCCACATCAGCAGGAGCACTCGCCACAGGCTTCTTAGGAGTAACAGGCTTGACAACGGCCTTTACGGGGGCTACAGCAGGCTTTGTGGGCTCTTGGCTACCCTGAACCAGGGCACCTCCATTTTCTGCCTCAAAAGCCTCGATAGCGGCCTGCATAGGGCTCCCTACATAATTCTCAGCCTTCTTGATTTGTTGACGCAAACCATAACGAATAAACGTTACGTCTTCCTTTGTCACATCATCAAAAGTGATGCACTTCGCAGGAATTGACAGAGGAGCCAACTCAGGAATTGCGCCATCAGGGCCTTCAGGAATCGAAGAAATGCCCTTGAAGTTTACGTTAGTGTAAACAATGACGTTGCCATCCTTGTCCTTCTTGCCGTTCTTGTCTTCAGTGCTGTTGACTTCCACATTGAACAGGGCTTGTTGATTCAGGAACAGGCTGATGTCGCCGCTGTTCTTGTTCTTGTCTACACAGACATCCTTTAAATTAACAGCATTACCAATCTTGGTCAGGAGATTGGCAGGATGGAAAGCATAAGGCTTACCTGTAATCAAATTACCGTCTGCATCTCTCGGGGGCACCATTGAGAAGTTAATACCCTGAACTTCTCCCTTAAAATTCTTGTTAAGAAGGAGCCGATAAGGAGCCTTACCAATAGCACCACCGTAGTCTACGACATCATTCACGAGGTCTGCAAACACTGCAACTTGATGGGCTGGAGCCTGAGGTTTTACTTCCTTCGTCTTAGGGTCTTCGTAATCTTCGCGAGGCTGAATGCCCATGTCAACAATCAGGCTAATACGTCCATAACGATTCCCTGCCTTGGGAAAGACTGATACGAAGGGCTCGAATTGACGAGGAGCTGAATTATTTGTTTGCTTAGGTTTAAATGACATTTATGTTCCTTTCGTTGTACGCGTTTATGCGCTGTATTTACATTTGAAGCCACAGACGCAACTGGGCTTCCTTTTGTTGTGCTCTCTGTTCGATGAAATCTTCATCAAGGCCAAACTCTGAAATCGTTAGACGAGATGTAGCACGGACATCTGCCAACTCTTCTTCCAACCATTTTCGATTAGGTTTACCTGTGACAGGTTGGCTTTCGTTGATACCTTGAATGATGGCTCGATTTGTGGCTGAAGTGAGTTCTCCAGTTTCTTCTCCCAACTTACCTAGCACTTTCAATTCTGCCGGGGCAGTTGTAGGAATCCAAGGGCTCACTAATTGCCTGATTGGAGGATTGGAATGACGGCTAGTGCCATTGGCTGTACTGGGCCATTGAATGCTTAATGGTTCCACCATATCATTCCTTTCTCAGCAGCCAACAAACCTTCTGCTTCTTCTTCCAGGGGCACTTATTAGAGAAATGCCCCTTACCTCCACAAAGAGAGCATTCTTTGTTATTCTCCATCTTTACTTCCTTCTGCAAAGGCTGTAAGATTGAATGAAGTCTTGGGAACTAACTTCTTCATGAATTCATTGAAGCGTTCTACGAAGTCATACAAATATTCTTCTGAAGTGTTGCCTTCGGCAACGGCAGCGTCTCCCATGAAACCAATTAGGCTGAAAGCCAAAGCAGAAAAGATGTCATCAAACATCGGGTCTTCTTCTGCCTCTACGACAGCTAGGAACTTCTCTGCTAGGGCCACAGCTTTTGCGTGTGCTTGGATATCTAGGGCAGCGGGCTCTAGGTTGTTTTCTGGATCACTCATTGTTAATCTCCTTTCCACTTTCGCTGTTGAAACTTTGAAGAAGGAAATTTTGGAAAGCGGATTATACACTATTTCCTCCTGTTTGTCAATCTTTTAGATCAGGGTTAAAACCGAGGTCCCAGAGAAGGACATCAACAAAGTCGGATGGGCTGAGATGCGAATTGCTATTGTCCCAATAAACTTTTGGGACAATTTTAAATTCAAGCAACTTGAGCACTGTTTCATAACTGTCCTCATACTCGTTGGATAGACGAGACAATGCCAATTCTTGGCTAGCACCATTGCGGGACTTCAGTGCTCTTGCTTCACGCTCACTTCGATCAGAGTGAAGAATAACGAAATGCTTTTTATAACCTGCAAGGTAACTTTGCAGATAAGACGCCTGAGAAGGGTTTCTAGGCTGTCCATCAACCACTAATAGTGCTGCACCTTCTGCAATTGCCATGTCAACATTTTGCAGATAAATTTCCATTGCTTCGTCTTCAACATGTGCAGGAGATGCTTGCCCATTGAAATAGTTTTCCCCATACTTTGCCCGAAGTTCTTTCCCAATCTGAACGACTCTGACGCCCTTATACTTTGCAAGTTCCTCTGTTACTGTGCTTTTCCCTGAGCAAGTTGTCCCCATCAAGAATAAGATTTCTAATCGCTTATTCATTTTCCTCCTTTAACTCATCTACTAAAAATGTATCAAATTCTCGAAGACTAAAATTTAACTGATTTTCAATTTTCATTGTCATAGAGATTTTGTTAGCTCTTATCATTGCTGTTGTGATGTGTGTATGTCCATTCTCATTTAACCAAGTGAGAACTAACTTTGCCTGATATTGCACCCAAATCAAATTCTCTCTTTTTTCTAGGATAATGCCCTTAGGAAATCCTACAGGCATTCTGGCTTTTCTACTGGCATTTCTGATAACAACAATATGCCTCTCCCCTTTGATTAGAGCCTCTACAGATGCTTGTTCAAGCCTAAAGCATGCTCCCCGGCTTAGGGCTCTTTTTTGAGGCTTGTAGGGCTTCCTAGAGCGTTCTAGAGGCATCGCACTTCTGCAATCTCGAATCGCTCATAACTTTCATCATCTTCTGTATATTCGCTCACCCAATCAAGAAT